TCCGTGATCGGGTAGCAGTCACCACCTTGATTATTAAATACGAAGGTTTCTTCCTTCGTGGAGTCGTAGATGGCAATGCAATGTATCTCAGAAACGTCATGTAATAGTCCGTTAGTTTCGCAATCAAAGACGAGCATTTGTTTTTCCGACATATGTTTTGTCCTTAAACTTTGCTTTCTTTTTGGCTTGCTTTGTAGGTGGTTTAGGTTTTTTTAGCTCAGAAGTCTGTGCTGGGATTGAAAATTGTGTTCTCAGTTTCATTGAATTTACAGGTGGTTTTGTCGTATTTCAGTGCAGCAGCTACTCCTGTTTCTCCTGAATATCTATTCTTTAAAATTCTTAGAGTTGAAACATCATCATCCGATTGCTGATCTCTTTCCAAGGCAAGTACGGTATCCGAAAGCTGAGATATAGCCTGGCTTCCGCGTAATTGTCCTAATGAAACCTTTGCTCCATCGGTATGATCTTGATCTGTATGTGTACGTCTTAGGTGTGATACTAAAAATAATGAGATACCAGTACGTTCAACTAAACTTCTAAGATTAGTCATTGTCTGATCTATCATGCGTCTCTCATCTCCTTGTAATCCACTGAGCAATATACTCAAATGGTCAAGGAAGATAACTTTTATATCCAGCCCAAGAGCCATGTACTCAATACGGTTGTAGATAGTATCCGAAGATAAACTACCAAAATGGTCGTATAGATAAAGGTTCCAATTATTGATAGTGGAATCATATGCTTCTTTTAATGTGGAGTATTCGTGTTCGCCAAGATGTAATGCCTTTCCTACAGACACTGACATAAGTCCTAGTGCTGTTCGCCTGTTAGATTCCTCTAATGCTATATAGCCAACCTTAACTCCTTCTTCTAAAAGTTGAGTTGCTAGTTGTCTACAGAAAGTACTTTTACCTTGACCTGTCCCTGCTGTAATTGTTGTTAGCTCACCGTATCTAATACCATGAGTCTTCTCTTGTAATCCTTCAAACTTATATTTGTGATTACATGGTGGGCTTGGTGTGGTGACAGCATCTAATAAAGATTTACCGTCAACTATCCCATCGGGTTGATACTCTTTAGCATCCCAGATAGCCCGTCTAATAGCTTCAGAATCATTCGCTTGTAACGCATCTGACGCATCTTTGTATTGCTCCAAGCGAGCAATCTTGACTTTTCCCGTAGGTAAGATTGACGCTGCTTTTTCAACAGCTTCTCTTCCGGCGTTGTCATTGTCAAAGAAGAGGACGATTTCCTCATACCCTTGTAATAAAGGTATTTGTTTCTGAATGTCTTTTTTGGCTGACGCTGCACCGTGAGGGAGCGAGACCATCGGCCAGTTCGGCATAGCCTCATAACAGCTCGCAGCATCTAGTTCACCCTCAGTAATAACAATACGCTTACCGTTAGTAGGGAATAAGTGCTGACCAAATAAGGTGTTAGTGGAAACTCCTTCATATTTAAATTGTTTTAGTTTGTCTTTGGTTTTGAATCCTTGAACTCTTCCAGAGTCATCGAAATAAGGGAATCGTAAATGTGTGTCGTCTCTGTAGATTTTGTAGAACTCGCAGGTTTTTTCACTGATGTTTCGTTTTTGCAGCCTTTGGGCTGATCCTTTAAAAGTGACATTGCTATGCATGTGATGAGTGTTGGGTGTGTCGTTGCCTTCTGTATAGGTTTGGCAACTAAAGCAATAGGTGTGACCGTCCGTATAAATGCCATTGGCATCGGACGATCCACAGTTACTGCATGGTTCGTGTCGTATAAATTCGCTTTCAGTCATGTAAGCCAATCAATTGGGATGGCATGGAACGCACACCATCTGATGTTGTAGCGTTTGCACCATTGTGCATACGTTGTTTTAGATTTTTTAGAAATCTTCTTATATGGATCTTGAAAGACAATTCTTAAGTCTATACCTGGGTTCTCAGTAATTACTTGTTTAACCTTACGTCTATCCTCTGGTCTCCAATATCCTTTAGTTTCTAGTATTACTCCATTCGGCAGTATGAAATCAGGTGTGTATAAATGTTGAATTGTATAAGGAAAACTTACACTTTCGTATTCATAGTCCACACCTAAATCACACAGTAGATCAGAGACTTTTTCCTCTAATCCTGATTTGAACATTAGAAGTCATCGTCAGGAATAACTTCTGCAACCGCAGCTGGCGTAACGTTTGGGTCATCAGCTTTAAATCCTGATGTCTTACCAAACAATTCGGCTACGCCAATTTCATCTAAGTCGCCGGTGTCTACTCCAGCTCCTGATTGAACTGAGACAACCTGTATCCCTGATAACTTTAATGATGTGCCGTATGTAGTTCCATCCTTCAGTATGTAAGGCTTCTGATGAAATCCTATCTTAACTTTAGATCCTTCATATACTGGTGTGTCTGTATTAGTAATGGGTGATCCTTCTGTGTCTACTACTGGAGGACGCTTCTCTTCAGCCCATGAAAACTTAACTATAAACTTTCCATCAGACACCTCTTCCCAAGGTGTAGGTTTAAGAGTTGATCTCTTTGGATTCTTTAGCTTTGACTCTGCCCATTTAAGGCATTCAGCTCTTTCAGTCTCAAGTGCGTCAACTATGTCACTACCGACTACTGCCTTAAGTGAATAGCCAAACTTACTTGGCTTTAATATCGCCTGATAACCCTCAAGGGTTACAGGATCTTTTGTTACGTGTATGTTCTTCATTAACAGAAAAAATAAGTGGATTCAATTACGGATGACGGTTCAAGGTCTCCAATAATTGGTGGTTCAGTCTTTGCTCCAATAGCTTTGGCAAAGTCTTTTAAAAAGTCACGCTCTGCAAATAGATGCATGTAAGTGTCCCGTACTAATGTGGACAAGTGAGTCATATCAGTAGCTCTACATAGAACTGAGTCATGTATTAAAGCTATAGGTGCATTAAATTTAGTAGCACTTAAATGAAGTAATGAAGCATCAAGTGAATGTATTAGGTTAGGAGCAGTTGCATTCTTATGATGTCTAAGATCTACACCCTTCTCTCCATCTAACACCTTGATACGACAACGACCCATCAACTGCAATTCAACAGTTTTATGGTCATACTTCATTAATCGTTGTGTAACTCTAAAGAACGAGGGAGTTTCCCAAGATATCTGTTCAGCTCCATCTTTAATAGCTTTTCCTACTTCTTGCTCTATCCATCTCATAACCTTCATAGGTCCTGGTACGACTGCCTCCATGGCATCTCTAACCGCTTTGACTATTTGTGTTAGTTCGTCTTTGTCTACCTCAACGTCTATATCTTTAAATGCGTCTCTAATATATTGCCTGTTACTAAAAGGTTTAGCGTTATAGGGAATAGTCATAACCACTCTTTTGGTTTTTTTTCTATCCCAGTAAGGTCTTAACCTTTCAGGTATTTGATCTATACATTTATCAGCAATTACTTTATAAGCATCTTGAGGTTTATCGCTTGGTATAACATTTACCAAACAAGCTGTGGACTTATCGCGGGCAAGCCCTGCCAGTATCTGTAGACCTGAACAAGTTGCATCGGTTGCCACTGGAATACCAGTTGTATTCTTACCCAGCATGACCACTGAATGATATTCATGGCATGCAGCTAAAAATTGCCAAGGTTCTTCAGCTACTTCCCAGTCACCTATATTGTTTAAGGGATCTGTAGCTACTCTAATAATTAATAAGATATTTTCTCGTTTAGTTACCCAAGCTAACCTATCTTCCATAGTTGCTTTATCCAGACCATAAGATGTGGAGACACTAAAAGCTAACCATTTAATTGCATCCTCAGTAACAGGTGCTTCATCAGCAAACCTTATTAAACTCTTTCCAAAGTCAGTGTCTTGAGGTGTAAGGAAGCTAGGTATAGGGTACGCTCTACCTCTGTAGTCAAAACTCCAAGGAATATAATAGTCTTTATCTTTAAACTCTCGGACACAATTCATTGTCATCCTAGTTCTACAAGATATTCTCCATTCGTTAGCGTTCTTATTACGTGATATAGCTTTATCCTTTCTCCATTGCTTACGACCTTCCTCATTTGTATCTATATCGGAAGGCTTAGGTGGGTCAGGATGATTAATAACAGGACGAAATTTTCCTACTTCAATTTCTCTTTCCTCCAGCTCCTCCGCAACCATCACAGTAAACGGATTTAAACGGTATTTTACCTTCTGAATTTGATTAAGAAATTGATAAGTAGTTTCCCCCTGTATACGGAGGGGTACCCCTCTGCGAACCATCTCATGGCAACGAGTTAAGTCGTTTAAGTAGTATCCTCCTTCATGTACTGGAGACCAGTCTCTTGGTTCGATCAACATCGGCCAAGCTAATGGACTAAATAATTCAGCTAATCTTATAATTTCTTCCTTGTTTTTATGGAACTTATCAGTAATTACTACAAACCTAGGTGTCTTACCATTATGACGTTGATTCTCTGTTTTAAACCAACCTGAAGATTCCATTAAACAATCAAGAAACCATGTTCCTAACTTGATTCGCTCAATTCTATTCCATGGTATCCATTGATCTATCTCTTCATGCTTACTCATTAAAGTCTGCATGGATTTACGTTTGTATTCCGTACCTTTAGCTTGGTGCCAATAATTCTTTTTTAATGTCTCAAAAAGCCCTGGTCCACTGGCTTCGTAGTATTTCATCTGACATTCAGCTTCAATAGCTGAACCAATAGCCTGTACAACGTTAGCAACCTTACTATTCTCTTTTCGAGGGGAGAAGATCTTATCAAAAGTAATCTTTGCAGTGATAGCTCCCTGTGATTCTGAATCAAGAGATAATAGATAAGGCAATAACTGCATTAAATGAGCCGCATCTTTAACTGCAACCTTAATTCTTTCTTCTTTCTTTTCTTCAATTAATTTAACTAAATAAGGCAAAAGAGTTTCAATTGATGCCGAACCAAATGTAGTGGCAGAAGCGTAATCTTTATCTAATAATTTTTTAGTATTAGATCTAATGCGTTCCAATCCTCCTTGTATTTGTCTTCGCTCAAACTTCTCTTGCATCTCTAAATCAGCAGTTGTAGGCATACGATGAGTGTTGAAAATGGTCGCTGGATTATGGGTTGGATATTTGTCCTTAAGTGGACAAGTCCTAAATAAAGATAGGGACTGAGTTTTACCCCAATCCCTATTTGACCTGTTCGCTAGTGTATTAGATTATCAATTTCATTTTAAGTCCGGCGCGTCTACCAATTCCGCCACACTCCCAAGGGTTTTGGACGTATTGATTATAACAAACACGCTTAACATATCATAAAATCCGTAATAAAATACTTGTGAATCGGAACAGTTGGAT